CCGCTGCTCGGCAAGCTCGCGGGCCATGTGATGCTGTAGTCTGCGGACAATGCAGAACTTGCGAGCATCGAGATATACCGACTCGCGATCGGTGACTTGATAGAAATTGAGCTCGATGCTGAAATTGAAGATGCAGTAATTGAATTTGCATTCAACGTGCCCGTAATTGTCGGCGATGAGGCTCTGACGATGTTCCCGGTTCCGGTCGTGTTGTTTCCGAGAACGGTCATCGTGCCCGTGACATCTGGCAGCGTATAGGTTCGGTTCCCTGTCAAACTTCCCGCGACAACATCTCCGTAATTGGTCCCCGGCGATGCTTCGAACATACGCAAGCTCTTGCCATCTGTAATCGCGACCAGCTCCGAAAAGCTCCCCGTGTGTTGCGTTACGATGGCTGAGTCCGTGACGCCGGTCCCTAGCGAGGAAACCGGGAGCGTGAAGGTAAAGGTATCGCTCGCGCTGAAATTATCAGGCTGAAGTTTGACTGTCCTTGCTCCAGCGCTCCAGGTATACGCTTGCGACACGCTGTCCAGCGTTGGCGCTCCTAAGAAATGAACGTTCGTCAGTATCGCATCGCTCGCTCTGACTAGCGATCCGGTCCCGACAAAATTATTGCCGAGCGCGGTCAGTGTCCCATCGGCATCGGGCAGCGTATACGTTCGCGGTGTACTTCCTGCGGCGGTTGAAATTCGATGATCGGTCGAGCCGACGCGCAAGATGAAATCGCCATCGGTTCTGACCGATTGGTTCGCGGTTCCGTTGTTGAGGAAGTCGATGAAGGTTTCGCTCGTTGAGTTCGATTCGAACGACCATCCGCCGGTAATCGTCACAGCGGAGGTTCGGTCGTTGTGCTCGTTTGCGTTGAAGTTTAAAAGGGAATCGTGGTCGATCTGACCGGGAACCGCTGCGAAGGTCACCGTATCGGTCGTCGATGCTCCCGTGACCGTGATCCCGGTCGAGCCGGTCATCGTGAGGGTATCGCTTCCGGTCGTCGCGACGGGGTTTGTGCCGGAAGACGTGTCGATGGTCGTGAAGGCGTTCCCTGATCCGCTGCCGCCCGTTTGATCGGCCCATGTGATATCGGTTCCATCGCTCGACAAGACTTGATTTGCCGTGCCGATTGCAAGCCGAGTCCAGCCGGTGCTTGTCCGCACGATGACATCCCCGCGATTTTGCGATGTCACAGTTAGGTTTTCGATGTTCAGACCGAGTTCACTTCGCCAGGTTGCAGTCGCTCCCCCGCCAGGATCATCCCATCTTAGATAGGAGTTGTGGACCTTCCCCGTCGATACTACATCGAGAAGGTCATCGAGGTTTCCTGATGTGGGAGCTTGCCAAGCGGCGGATGTGGTCGTGTCGTTCCATGTAAGGACGTAGCCATCGACGGTTGGGGGAGCGAGGGTTACCCAGTCACTAGCACCGCGATGGATCAGCGACCCTTCATCGACGTTCGTTGCGTTGAGGTCTCCCACCGATATAAACTGTCCGACCCACGCCGACCCGCTATACCGCAAGACCATCCCGGTGATTGGAAATGAAATCGTCACATCGTCGAGCCCGGATAGGTTCGTCGCGCCAACTTCGACCGTCTCCCAGGCGATCCCCGATCCGGTCGACCGTAAGAACTGATCGTTCGTTCCTCGAGGAAATCGAGTCCAGGTTCCGGCGGTGTGATAGGCGATGTCGCCTTCTTGCGATCCCGCTTCTGTCAAATCTGAAAGCAGCAGATCCGAATTAGCCCAGGCTGTCGCACTCGAAGCCCGAAGATATTGCCCGGCGCTCTGCGTGCCGATCGTGACATCGTTGAGACCTGCAAGGGTGCTCGACCCACCCCCGCCGCTGACTGTCGTCCAATTTAGAGCGCCGCTTGCCTGAGCTGTCAAAACGGTTCCAGGGGAACCCGCCGCGAGAGCGGCCCACTTTGCGCCGTTGTAATAGATGATGTCGCCGGTATTTGCGCCGGTCAGGAACAGGTCATTGATATCGACTCCCGCAGCGTCGACCCAGTTNGAACCATCGTGGCGCAGATAGTCACCACCAACGGCGGCGGTGATGTTTACATCGCTCAATCCGCCGAGGGTCGTTGACCCTCCACCACTCGCGGCGCTCCATTCTGGCAGCCCACCTGAGCTAACCGTCAAAACGTGACCGGAAGTCCCGATCGCGAGCCGAGAGTAATCGGTCCCATCGTGGATGACCAAATCCCCTTGCGCCGAACCGCTCTCGGTCAGGTCGCTCAAACCCACCCCAAGCTGGTTTTGGAAATAACTCCGCGTGCCGTTATATCGCAAGAAGTGACCATCAGCTGGCGACCCGACTGTGCAATCGCTCAAGCCATCTAGCTCGGTCGCTCCACTTGCGCCACCTGCGACCCATGAGAGATTGCCGCTCCCGTCATTGCGAAGGAATGTTGACGAGCCGCCTTGAGCTGTCGGCAACTTGATAGTGTAGTCCTCGCTTAAAGTCGATGGGGCGCAGACTGTGATGTTGTCGGTCCCATCGGTGACGATGATCCCGGTTTCGGTACTCATGAACTTACACGGGATCCACTGACTGTTCCCGGCGTTTCGAACGTAAAGGATGAAGTTCGTAGTATCGAACCACTTCTGATATGGAACCGGACTCGAAGGCGCGGTCGATCCCTGAAACCACGTCGCCAAGGAATCGAAGGCGTTGTTGATGTCGATCGCTGATTGATCGAGCGAGTCCGCCGCGTTGACTGGATGGTAAGGCATCGCTTATCTCGATTCTAACGTGATGTAAAGCTGGTCGAGGTACGGGATGAAAGTTAAATCGCTCGGCGTCAACGTCACGCGGACTCGGAAGTAACGCATCCCGGTGATGTAGTTTCCGAAAACGGTCGCGCCCGGTACGTTTTGCGTGACCAGCGGAACAAAGTTGCTGAATGCGATGTTGTTCGCGGACGCTTGAAACTCGATCGAGAAGATCGATCTCCACAAGTCAGGGTCGATGAAGCCGATCCATCCGTTTGTTTGGCCGACCGTTGAGGTCCAAGCGGTGCCGGTTAGATTATCCCACACGAAGCCGCTCGATTGGCTCATGTGGCAGACCGCGCCGATCCGCCAAGTTCCCGCACTGCCAGCATCGATCGAGCTTGTCAGATACGATGCGGAGTCGATCGGGTCGGTCACGACGAGCCGCGACCCACTCAGCGAGAGGTTCGTTCGAGAACCGGGCCAAGTGCTCGATGCTTCGTTCTGCTGAACGGCGGTCCCGCCGGTCCAGATCGGAAGGTCGGCAGAGTTCAGGGTGATTTCCCCGGTGTTTCCGTATTGTCCAGCTTGGGAAACTGCTCGAATGAAGAAGTTTTCTTGAATCGAAGAGTTCGCGGTTGGTGCCCATCGCTCGGTGATGAGCGTCGTTGTGACCGACTCCCCAACCTCCAGAGATCCCACCCATTCCGCGCCGCGCCTGACTTCGTAGTGCGAGATCGGCGCGTTCGTCACCGGGTTCCACGTCAAGACCAGCTCGTCGCCTGAATGACTGACCGCGATGTTTGTCGGCGCGTCNGGGACGACCAGCGANTCAGGGGTCACTTCAAGCGTGACGGTCGAGCACTGCCCCGGCGCTCGCGTTGCGCCAGAAGTCGATGCCGCAAGCGCGGTGAATTCGTAGGTTGAGCCAACCTCAAAGCCGCTCGATAGAAGGTAGTTCTGCGGATAGGTCACGGTCCCGAGCTGGATCCAGTTGAAAGTCGCCGGAACCTGGACCCCCTGCGCGTTTGCTCCGGTGAGATCGCGAAACCAAACGGTCGCCGATCCTATGTTTCCGGTCGGATATTCCCACGTTACCTGAACCTGATGATTGACCGCACCCCCAGATGCTTGATTCACGACCGTTGCTTGCAGGTTGCCGACGCAAGCGGGGACGAGCCCCGGATCGGGCAGCTCTGAGATGTCGATCGGGTCGAGCTCTCCGATCGCGTCATCGTGGATTCGGTCGTCATAAACGATGCCGCTGATCTCTCGATACAGATCGCCCCGCGTTTGGATTTCGGTAATCTTCACAATCTGGGTCGATTGTGATTTCTTCCCAAAGCTATAGACGAGCGACTTCGTGATTCCGCGAGTTGACGCTTGCGCCAGGGTGATCGACTCCCCCGCTGCGTAAGTTCCGGTCGCGTTCGTCACGTCGAAAGACTGCACCGTGTCGTCTTCAAACTTGATCAGAAGCTCGTAAGATTCGCCAGCTTCGAGCGTCACGTCACGATCAAGAATTGCGGTGCTCGGCGTCGTGCTCGTTTGCGCGATCCGTCCCGAGAATCCCCATTGCGGCACATCGTGCGAAACGCGGACCAGATCCCCGACCTCGCAGACGATGCTATCGATGCCAGCTTCGAATCGGCAGGTCCGGGTCAGCTTCTGAAGGTTCATTCGGAACCGAGCTTCGCGCAATGCTTGAGACTCTCGCGTGATCCCCATCAGTTCGATGCGTTCGGTTCGTTGCGGTAGACCCTGCTCTAGCGCGTCAGGGTCGTCGATTCCCACCGCATCGCGTTGGTAGTCGAGCGCCTTGTTCAGATAGACGACCTCGATGCGGGTCGATCTTCTTTGATTGGAGATCCAGTCTTGCGACCAAGAGTCATTGACGATGTTTCCCATTGTGAACGCTTGCGTCGGGGTCCGCTCTCGCTCCACCTTGACCTTGATCAGATCGCCCACCACGACAAGGCTTGCTCGAGCGGTCGAGCAAATTTGCAACAACCGATGCCAAGCGTCGCGACCGGATCCATCGAAGACCGCATCGAATTCGCATCGCGCTTCGAGGCTACCGCTCCCGTCGTCGACCAGTTCGTCGCACCAGTTCGCCCAGTCTTGGAAACTGTACAGGTCGACGTTTTTTGCGGTGAGCCAACGACCGAGCCCGTAAACCTCATCGAGTAGCACATCGAGTGCGACCCATGCAGGGTTGTTGTATTTGGGGCCAGCGTCGATGAAGTTCGGGTTGTCGGGATCGACCCCATCCCACTTTGTGATGACCTTCCCGATTACATCTTGAGTGATCGTCGGCAAGGTTCCCGAAAGCGATGTATCGGCTTCGACGCGAACGTGCGATGTCGCAAGCAACGGATAGCGTGCGTTCGTGTTGAGTATCTCGGTAACCGAATCAAGATCGATGCGAGAAAAGACGATCGGTGCTCCGTAAACCCAATTCTTTCGAACTTGGACATCGTAGACTTCCCGACCGGGAAAAGTGATCTCGGTGACTGTCGTAAACGGAGACCGTACGTTGCTTGTCGTCTGGTAGGACTCCCACGGGGTAAAAGCGCCCACCGGATCGGCGATCCGATAGCGAACCTCCCACGCAACCGGCACCGGAACGTGCGCCCCGCTCGAATGGTGGATCGCGACGAGCCCTTCGGGATGCAGGATGTTCAACCGGACGCGATCAACTGCGGTCGAGGTCGTATAGGTTCGCGCTTCTCCCCCGGTCCACGTCGATGGGTTTTGCCAATCGCCCGCGCCATCGTTGAGGGTGAGCCCTACGTTGAAGGTGCTTGCTGAACCGAGGGAGGTCAGAGCGGTTTGATCTTCGGTCCCGAGGTTGTATTCAACATCGATGGTGTTGTTGTAGGTCACCAGATCGTTCCCGTTGATCTTGGTTGACTCGAAGCTCGAAATCGGACCCGCGCAAACGCCGATCGTGACATCGAGAAGGTTCCCGAACTGTTGACCGGTCAGGTAGGGGTTATTTCCCTCTAGGGATACATCGATGTAGTTCCCGCCGACCTTGTGGGAACCATAGACCACGGGGATGGGGATGCCGTTACTTGCGGTGTTCTCGATCCCGGTGAAGGCGTAGGTGGGATCTGGCGCATCTTCTGCTGTCGGTTGGTCTGGCACCCCGAACGCATTGTTGATCGCCATCCCGATGGCGTACGTCACAAAGTACGGGATCGCCTGTTGGATGACCCAAACGGTCAAAGAGATCAGATCGCCGGGAAACGTGACGAAGACCAGATCGTCGCCGTACTCGACGGGAAAACGTGACCAGTCGTCAGGCTTGACCAGCTTTCCAAGCCTCATACAAACGGCGTTCGGGTTGTCTCGGTATCGTTCAGGTACGAAGTCGGCGATCGTCGAGCCTTCGCGCCAGACATCGACGTGATCGCTGCGACCTTTCATTTCAGGCCAAGAGCCGAGATCGTGGATCGTGATCATTGCAGCAAGCTCCGATCGTATCGGATGCACTTCACAATGAACGGGCGAACCGATTTCCATCGAACGGTGTGCACGCCGAGCTTCGATGTTGCGTGAAGCATCAGGCCGGGAGCCACCAAGACCGCGCAATGCGCCGCTTCTCCGGCGGTCGCGCCACCCGCGCCACGGATCAACGCAACATCTCCAAGCTGCGAGCAATGGGGGATGGATTTCCAGACATCCTGGTCGATATCGTGAATCCTTATCGACCCGTTAGCGATCTGCTCGCGAATTTGAACGGGGATCGAGTAATTCCAGCCCAACCGATGGAAGATTTCAGCGATGATCGTGAAGCAATCGTAAGCATTCCCCGCTTCGCGGAATCCGTACGGGATCCCGATGAGGTCGCTGTAGTCAAGCTGCACGTTTTGCATCAGACTCTCCGCCGGGGGATCGAAGGCATTCCCCCCCATCGTTCGGGCCATTCGCTTGTGAGACCTGCATCGGTGTAGAGGCTTCCGTGAAACGCGCATCCGTTTGGACCGTTGATGGTTTTGTCGCACGTTGTCGAATCTTGAACCCCTGCGGGAAGAGGATTTCCCCATTTGCATCCCTTACCTTTGAACTGGAATCGGCATCGCGTTCTTGAATAGTTCTGATGGGGCCATTCGAGATTGAANAAAGGCAATTGAGCAAGACGAAAGGTCACCGCGTCTCGGTTTGCCGTGACGCTTTGAATGGTGAAGGTTTGTTCGATGGCGTTGGCGGTCGAGTCAAGATGCGCCGAGTTGACGATCCGTAAAATCACGGTCTTTTCGAGCAAACCACCGCGATGCTCAAGGACCGATTGAATCTCGCGGGTGATGTTGCTGACGGTAATGTTCAGTGCGGGTAAGTCTCCCGAGATCGTCTCTTCGATGACTTCAAAGGCGATCGGAAACGGCTTGTATGACTGACTGGCGAATGTGATTTCTTCTTCATTATTCACCAGATAGATGCGCTCGATATCGCTGATCTGTAACTCGTACAGAACCAGCCAGGGGTTGATTGTAGAGAGCTTGTTTTTCTCGGTTGTCGGTCCAAGTGGTAAATCCTTTGGCATCAGATGACCTCTCGAACGTTCGCTGAGATTTGGATGACGTTTGGGTGAAGCATCTCCGTCTCGATCGGCCCGGACAAGTAAGCCTTGACGTTGATCGTTTGGTCTGGCGGTACAAACGCAAAAGCGATTTCACCCCCGCGCAGCGTGTCAAAGTAGGTCAGAAGCGCGGCGGCTTCTGTTTTGTCGAGCACCCATCGCAAACGCCACGTTCTGCGGAATCGCGTCCCGTGCGGGCGCGTCAGGTTGTAGGTCGATTCCGTTTCGACATCGGAAACTCTAAACCGCTCCGAGCCACCCCCGACCGATTGTGGGACGTACGGAAGGGCCGAGGCTGCGGTCCCTTCTCCAGCGAAACTGATCTCGACGGTCGGCCCGCTACTGGCTGCGGAGTCGTAGACCGCAGTCCCGACGATGGCACTCACTGGATCAGCGACAATCGAAGCGTGAGACCAGTTCATGACCTGAGAAGTCGAAGGTGTGAAGGTAAGTTCTATCGCCAGGTATCGGCCCTGGATGCTGCTCAAGGCGATGGCGTTTCCAGATGACAAAGTAGTGGGGGAACCGGTGAACCCGGACGCGGTTCCGCTCGGCAGTGTATTCGAGGCGCTGACTCTCAGCCCAACCGTTCCCCCGTAGCGTTCTAAGATTTCATTGAAGATGATCGAGTTCCAATGACTGTTTGTGACTCCGCTATCGATAAAGCTCCACGGTTGCGAGCCGCTCGAGGTGTAGACCGCCGTCTCGAACGCAACCGGTGCGCTCCAGAAGTCAGAAAACCCAAAGGTATTCCCGGTCGGGTCGACATCGGAACCTTGCGACCGCCACCAAGCGATGACGAAGTTCTCAGAAATCAAACTCGCTTGAGGAGCGCCGCCGAGCTGTTGGGTACTCGTCGAAAGTGGAACCGGAACCTCGACCCCGGTGATCTCTTGAGTGTACGCGGTCGATCCGCTGTATGTTCGGAGCTGTAATCTTCCGCCGCCCGTCGTTGGCAAGTTCCGAATGAATCGATAATAGATCGGCTGGTACGGGTTCGCCGGTCCCTGGCTCGACAGCGGAACCGGTATCGAATCGAAAACGAACTCGGTGATCCCCGATCCGCTCGTGTTGGCTTGCTCAAAGTGGAACCGAAGCACCCCCGAAACCGGCTTGATCGACAGCCTTCCCCGGTGGATGGCTCCTGAATCGTTCCCCAGGTAAACAACATCGGCGAGCGGTGTTTGAAGGGTGATCAATCCTTCTTCCCAGTAATGACCGACCCCCACAAGATAGCCGGTCGGCGGGTCAACGGTATCGAGCGACCCGCCCCTAAATCGCGCTCCGTACTCATCGACGGTGACGCTCCCCGCTGTTGGTGGCGCTGGATTTGGGATCGATTGAACGTTTTGAAATCCTCCACTGGCTCCAACCTGGAGCTGGTCATTTCCGAACTCGCTGAAGGTTTGAAGGCTTCCAGCAATCGATGGCCAAGAGAACGGNGCTTGAGAAAATCGCGGCCCGATCGACTGAGGAGAGAACGCCGAAGTCGCGCTCGTTGGGATGTGAACTCGCGGACCGTTGCCGAGAGTGTCACGCATCGACGCGAGGGTCAGTCGAGTGATTTCAGCAGTNCTCATCGTTGGTAGTCTCTTCGAGTGATGCGCGATGCGCGATGGTTCGCTTCAATCTGCCGTCTTGCTTCAGGTCTCGATAGGAACGCCGCGACGCTCTGACCGTCGACCGCATCGATGTTGTAGTGGTAGTGGTTCTCGACGACCGTTTGCGAAGGTGCCGATGTCCGCAAGTTGGAGTTATATCGGGTATGATTTGAGGCGCTTTTTGCGCCCAAAAGCCCGCCCTCTGCGAACGTTTTTAGGTTTGGAGCGACGGCAGGGATCGACCGATCACCCGGTAGCTTGACCGCGAGCCCTTCAGGGGTGACTTCGAGCGGGACACGATCTCCAGAGAGGAGCGGCACGATCGCCTCGTTTTGGCCCGCTTCGCGGATCAACGCCATCGAACCCCTGGTTGCGATCCCACCGGTTGCGAACGCTTGTATCTTTTTCAGACATGCTACCAAGCGATGGCTCTGAGGTGGTCTCTTCGATCGCTGCGGGGATCGTTCGATTCCCTGGCAGCGTCACCGCCAAGCCTTGCGGAGTCATTTCGAGCGGGACTCGATCACCGGAAACGAGCGGGATCACGGCTTCGTTTTGGCCCGCTTCTCGAATCAGGCCGAGGGTCGGTTCGCGGACGATCCCACCGGTTGCGANCGCTTGGAAGGGGAGCGATGGAAGACTCGCGGAGCTCGCGGAGAACGTACCGCCAAGAACCCCACCGTCTGCAAAGGTTGCGATCGGTTGAAATTTTCCAGGGTTCACGCCGCCATCGGCTTGCGTGAGGATATCTACCGCGTTTCCATCTGGTAGGATGATNGTTCCACCACCACCGCCGCCACTTCCCGCCGTGAAGATATTCGAGAAGAGGCCGCCGAAGATTTGGCTTGCGAGCCGCTGACCGGCGATCTGCGCGAGGTTCGAGATGACCGATCGCGCAAAGTCTGCGAATGCTTCTTTCGCGGTTTTCGCACCGATGATGAAGTCTCGAAACGCGCTCGCGAAGGCGGACTCGAAAGAAGTCTCGATGCGCTTCTGGAGCACCTCGACCGCTTTTGCTGCTTTTTCTGCTTCTTCCTCGAACGCATCGAGCTGACCTTGCGGTAACTCAAACGGGATGACCGCTCGAACGGCGACCCCTTCAAACGCTTCAGCGAAACCCCGAGAGGCGTTGCGGGCCGCTTCTGGGATCTGAGCTTCGATGCTCTCGGCGATCTCTTCGATCGCTTCGATCCCTTGATCGGTGAACGTCGTCCAGAAGACAGGCTCTCCCGGTAGTGCCGCATCGAGCTGGTCCATCACGTCGAAGGGAAGCATGATCGGTTCTTCGAACGCCGGAGTCAGATTTAATTCGAACTCTTCAAGCTCTCGAAGCTCTTCGAGCTCCTTCTTCACTCTTTCGATCTGCGCTTGAAGCTCTCGATCTACTCTTGGAGCGAACAGGTCATCCATTGCTTCGGATGACTGGAGCGCGGCATCCTCAAGCCGCGTCAACAATTGCAGCACATCGTCATCGAGCTTTCCGGCTTGCCCGAAGACATCTCCAACCAACGGAGCGGCGAGATTTTGGATGCGCTTCTCCAGCTTTGCGATGTCCGCTTCAAGTTCATCGTTTTTCCGTCGCCAAACTTAATTGGACCGATGGAGAATTCCGGTAGTGATTGCTGAAACTCCAGAACTTTCTTCTGGATTTGTAGACATGACCAGATCAACAAGAACCGGGAGATTTCGGAGCGGCATCGCAATCTGAGAGAGTAGGAAATCGAGACTCGACACGATGACCGAGATTCCCNAAGAGATCAGCGAGAAGATATTGATCAGCGGCTTCAGCGCGGCGGCCCATGATTTGAACTGTAAACCGGCCAGCTCCGCCGATTTTCGGATACGGTCAACCATGCTATTCGCACGACCGAGTCTATNTCCGATGTCTTCCAAGAAGACGCCGCCAAAGGCTTGAGCGGCAACCTTCGTCAGTTCCTTGAAGGCTTTGATCGATGAATCGGTCGTCTCGTTGACACGATCGAAGGCTTCGTTGAACTCATCGATGCTCGACCCATCGATTCTCGCGAGCGCATCTTGNAAGTCTCTGCCATTGTTCGCCGCGATGGCGAGCGACGTTCCGAGCGTTTCGCCACTAAATCCGAGTTCACGAAGTGGAATCTCTGCAAGCTCTGCGCGTCGTATGATTCGGGCAAGAACTTCCCCGAACTTCTCACCTTCAAATGCGCCCGATCCGATGTTAACTCCGAGCGTCTCTAGGTGGGTCGCTGCTTGGCCCGCTGGATCAACAAGGTTCGCGAGAAGTTGCTTCAGCGTCGAGATCGTTTGCGTTGCTCGAACCCCGTTTTTCTCAGCGGCGATGATCGATGCGAGTAGGTCGTCAAAGCTCAAACCAGCGGCGGCCGCTTGCGGGCCGATCTGACCGATGGCGGTCGCGATGGCTTGCGATGATTCCGGCAAGTTGCGCGTCGTCTCAAAGAGCTTCGCGGCTTGCATTTCGATGTCGTCGACCGATCCCCCGAACGCCTTCATCGTGTTGGCAAGGATCGTCACTGATTCGCTGACCGATTGACCACTCAGAGCTGCGAGTTTGTTTGCAGTCTCGACCGTCGCTAGAGATTCCGCGTAGGTGTCTGTCCGCTTGGCGGCGTTCTCGAAAGCCAGCGCGAGGTCTTCGCGAGCGGTCCCGGTCGAAACGGCGATCCCTTCGATCGATCGTTGTATTCGGTCAATCTGAGCTGCGAACGCATCGCCGACCGTCGCGATCTTCTGCAAGCTCGCATCGAATTGTGCAGGTTCGATGACGAGCTTCTGAATTCCCCCGACAGCTGCACCCAGGGCCAGCACTTGCGCCCGAACCCCCGAGAACGCCGAAGAAACCCCGCTCAACGCTCGCCGTCCGGTATCTCGAAGCCGTGTCAGTGACTTCGAGACCCTCGCNAACGCTTGCGCGGTGCGGTTCTTTGCGCTCAGAATGAATTCGAGCGTTCGCTTTTGTTTATTCGGTGGCATCGCTGTTTGCCTTTTTCAGTTCTTCCGCTTCGAGTTTCGCAATCTCAGCGATCACGATTTCACGAGCCGCCATAAAGGATGCGGATTGTTCGAGCAATCCGCCGTCTGTCGGTAGATGGTTCTCCTTCGACCAAACCGCGATGCGGACAACCTCATCGATGTGTGGATCGCGGATCGCTTTGGGGCAGCGGTAGAGCGGCAGATACCGCGCATCGTGGCAGGATTCGCAGTCGATCACATCGTCGTTGCACGCAAAGCACGGTAACCGGTCCTGCTCGCTTTGCGTCGGTCCATCGCATCCCCAACGAGCGCGAAGTCCCTTCTCGCCGCTGCCCATTGGACCCCGGCACAGGCTACATTTCTGGGGGTAGACGCCAAAGGCGAGGCGCACCCCCATCACTACTTTCCCGCTTCTTCCGCGCTCGGCGTCGAGAGGTTGGTGATGGTGTCGAAGATCGTCGCGACGGTGTCACTGTCGAGATGGTCAAGGAGATCAACGGAATACTTCATCTGCTTGCCAGAGCCATCGACAACGTTTTTCCACCCCTGGATGCCCGTCTCTAAGACGTACATCACGGCGGCAGATTGTCCATCTTGAGTCGCGAGGTCTTGCAGCTTGAGCCGCTCGCGCACCGTCAACGCTCGAACGATGACGGTGCTCTTGTCGACCTTGACTTCGAACGTCTTCTTCGGATCGATAACGATCATCTATTCTCTTTCCATTACGGCAAACCCGCCCACCTTTGCCGCTCAAGTCGGTTAAGACTCGCCCTGTCTTCCTTCAGATCGCAGCGATGATCAGTTCGTCATCACCGAGAGATTCATTCAATCGTAGCGTGATGTTGTTTACCACGTTGCCCGATCGCTCGCCTTTTCCAAGGTCTGCATATTGCGCCTTCGGCGCGTGTAGGACGAAAGAGTTTCCAGCGGTTGAACCCACTTCGCACGATGTCGCGAACGTGGTGTTTCCGACGAGCTTTCCTTCGTAGTCCTCAGTGGCAACGAGAACATCTTCGGGATCCCATTCGCCAGAACCGGCGCGAGAGACGATTTTCGCCGACAGAATGCCCGTACTCGAGTTGGCGTCTCGTCGAAGCTGGACATCGTTTCCGCTCGACAATGAGAATGAGTTGAAGACTGGAGTAAAGTCGGTGTTGTCCGACAAACCGAATAGGGCGCTGAACAGTTGAGGAGGGACGCGGGATGGTTCACTTGTCCCGGTCAGCATCGCGGTGTCTGTCCGTTGCCGGAATACGCGCCTTGAAATTCAAAGTCGAGTTGGACCGGCTCTCCGACTTGAGCNCGGAGCGTCACGTTACCGCGTGCGCCGCGCATCGTGTAGAGCTTCCCATCGTTGTAAAGACCAAGCGTGACCGATGGGCCGTTTGTCGTTGCATTGAATGTCGAGGTCGGAGCGTACGCGAAGCCGACTTCGGCATCCGCTCCACCGCTTGACCGACTGGTTCCAGATGTTCCCCCTACAATAGCCTCTGCTTGGAAGGTTCCGGTGACATCGCGAATGTATACCTTGTTGGAGCCAGCGTAGTTAGGGATGGCGACCGTTGCCGTCGCATTCGAAGTTCCACCCGTGACGGTTTCCCCGGTAAGGAAGAGACCGGCCCCCGTGGATACAGTCAACACCGACAAATCGTGACGCTCAAACCCACAAGCGAGAAGTGGAACATCGAACGGCGTATCAAGAAACGGCGACGACGAGTCGCCAGTCCCGACAAGCTCCGTCGTAAAGCTGATGCTCGCGGGTTGGGCACCGATCAGTCCGGTTTGCTGACCGATCGTCGACCGTTTCGGGTTCCGCTCGTAGACCTCAGGGTCGATGTTGAACGTTGGATCGCCAAAAACGTTAAACGTGACATCTGCGGCGGCTAGAGTTTCGGCAGTTCCTTCGGTCGCTTCTTTTTTGACCGTCGATCTGCATCTTTCGGTTAAGTAAGCTCATCGGCTTCCCCTATCTGTTGCGCTTCCTGTTCGATTGTCTAACTTTCCAAAACGTGAGCCATCGTCCTTTTCTGTTTCAGCGGCAATCATCCGCTTTCGATAACGAATACCCGCATCGCGTATCGGTTGAGGCTTTTTCTCCAGTCCAAAGATGGACCCGCAAATCGAAACACCCGCTCCGTTTCGTTAGGTGGGGTCCAGAAGAATTCTCCAGCGTTGCCAAAAACCGACCGAAAGAACGCCCGCAAAGAGGAAAAATCGCTCTCGGAAGCAGTCTCCCATCGCAATTCATAGGTTCTTTTTCTGCTGGTCGCGTTCTGGAAGACCGATCTGCGCTGGAGCATTCCCGCATCTTCCGGCGATTCGAGCGTTCGATGATCTTGGATCAGGTTCACTTGTTCAGGGGTGACGGTCAGGGTGTTCATGCCGACCTCGGATCATCGAGCGCGTGGCGATAGTTCACGCTGTAAACCAAAGAGGCCCCGACGTACGGTTGCGACTCTGCCAGCCCGAACGGCTGAACCATCACGATTTCAGAATCGATCGCCTTTGCTGACCGTTGCGGATCCGCCATCACGCACTTCTCGATGTCAGTGACCAAGCTATCGACGAGCGTTGAGGTGTTGCCAACAATCGCATCGGTGTCGACCGCGTAAACATCGATGATGATCGTCAGCTTGTTGACTGAAAGCGCGTTGAGCGTGCTTTGCTTTTCTTCCTTGTCCATGACAACGCCGATGACGGGCGGGTTTTGCAGAACTGAGCCCGTTTGGCTGAATCGCTGCACACCACCGAGGATGTCGTTCTCGTACCCGTTATCGATGGAAATGGTGCCGAGCTGCGTCACCAAGTCAGCGATGATGTTTTCTCGGATGCTTGGCATCTGTTCAGGCTTTCAGTTTTGCCATCTGTTTGTCGATCTCTTCAACGTAACGACGGGCGAATTCTGGACCGTATCGATTCCACGTTGAGTTCAGGCTTAGTTGTCCCGGCTTGATGCGGACTTCTCGAAGCAACTTGAAAACGGCGTACCAGCGGCGCGGCGCAGACTCTCCAGATCGCATCGCTTGCTTTTGCTGCGTCTTCGTGAGCCGCTTTCGAACGAGAACCAGTTTCCCGCTCGCGGTCGGGATGATCTTGAATTGCCACGGAAAGCGCGGCCCTCGGCTACTGAGTAGCCGACCGAGGCTTTTCCATTTCTTGCGAACGTTCCCGCTCTCGGTCGCGTTGATCCCTTTGACCGGAATCGGAATCGCCATATGGGCCGATCTTCTCGCCTTGAAAGTTCCGCCCGTTTCCATTGCGAAGGCGGCTTTCGACTTCGTATAGATCGAGCCTTCAATTTCGAGGTTGAGCCTTTCTCCCCGGCGTCGCCTCATGTCAGGCGCTTCCCACCGGACAGCCTGTCCGATCGATTGAATTTTGCTTGGACCCGGTGTCGGTCCCACGTTGCGGAGTCCCTTGATGTTTGCGGCTTTCGGCACCGAGAGCCACGTTCGGCGGAAGCTCGCAAGGCCGCGTCGAGTCCCGATGACGAGGGCTTCTTCGAGTCGTTTCGGCGCTCGCTTTAAGAGCTTTCGGTATTGCGGCAGTTTCGGGATGTCGAAATCTACGGCGCTCTTTTTTAAGTCTCCAGTGAATGATTCAAGCGTCATCGCACCGCCACCAATTCCCACATCCCAGGATCAGAGTTTGAAATCTCGGTAACAAGCATCGTCGTTGGGTCGGCCCCCTCGACGAGCGAAACTTCCACCGTGTCTTTTCCTTTGGTGATGGTGGTCACGCCGAGCGTGGGGTCGTTTGCAATCGCAAAGCGTATCTCGTGCGCCGTTGTCGAAACATCGCCAAAGTTCACCACGTCGAGCTGTTGCCGATCCACGATGGCATTGATGCGAATCCCGGTCCCGGTTCCGAGTGACTTATAGGTCACGAGATCTGTCATCGTTGCGATCTGCACGACATCGCGTGCCGCAATGTGATGGATGTTGTCGGTCAATCGATTCCCTTTCACAATGTAGGCTCGCGATGTTCCGTTCGAACTGAGGGTGATGCGCGTGCTTCCGCTCGTGTCTAGCGTGACGCTCGATGACCCGCTGACAGTCAAGGTCGCTCGATATGTGGCGGTCATGAGAGAGACGCTCGATGCGCCACTCACCGAAAGGGTCGAGCCGATGATGACTTTTGTAGAGATCGACGCGCCCGACGTTCCGTTGATCGTGAGAGCTTGCGCGGTGCTGACCTTTGAGGTGATCGCCGCGCTCGATGTCCCGGTCGCGCTGATTGATTGCGCGACTTCCCCTTGCGCGTTGAGGTTTGCGCTCGATGAACCGCTCGCGCTCAGGGTCGCCGCGACCACCACTTGATCGGCAAGCGTTGCGCCACCGGAACCGCTCACGCTGAGAGTTTCGGTTGCGACGATTCGGTCGATGAGGGCAGAAGTGGAGACCCCCGAAGATGTGAACGACGCCGAGACGACCGGCTTTGTGCTGAGAGTCGCCCCACCGGAGCCGCTCGCGCTGAGAGTCGAAGAGACAACAACCTTTGCACTGAGAGCCGCGCTCGATGACCCGGTCGCGCTCAAGCTCGTCGACCCCTCGACATTCGATGCGAGGGTCGCGCCACCGGAGCCGCTCGCGCTCAGAGTCGAAGAGACGCCGACTTGATCGGTGAGGGTCGCGCCACCGGAACCGGTCGCGCTCAGGGTCGAGGCGACCACCAGTTGATCGGCAAGGGTCGCACCACCGGAGCCGCTCGCGCTGAGAGCCGCCGTGACCACCGCTTGATCGGCGAGGGTCGCCCCACCGGAGCCGGACGCGCTGAGAGCAGCCGAAACCACCACTTGATCGGCAAGCGTCGCACCACCGGAGCCGCTCGCGCTGAGAGCAGCCGCGACCACCACTTGATCAGCGAGGGTCGCCCCACCTGAGCCGCTCGCGCTGAGAGCCGCCGAGACCACCAGTTGATCGGCGAGGGTTGCCCCAGCGGAGCCGCTCGCGCTGAGAGCCGCCGAGACCACCAGTTGATCGGCGAGGGTTGCCCCAGCGGAGCCGCTCGCGCTCAGAGTCGAAGCGACCACCAGTTGATCAGCAAGGGTCGCCCCACCGGAACCGCTCGCGCTCAGAGTCGAAGCGACCACCAGTTGATCAGCAAGGGTCGCCCCACCGGAACCGCTCGAGCTCAGGGTCGAGGCGACCACCACCCGATCGGCGAGGGTCGATCCGCCTTGTCCATCGGCGGTCAGAGCGGCGGTCGTGATCGAGACGAATTCATGCCATCCCAGATCCCACGCCCCGCTTCGGGTCGTCCCGAACGCATCGGTCGAGATCCCCGAGATGCTCGACGCTTTGTTGATCAGGCTTGAGCCGGTCTCCAGTCGCAAACGCTCAGAGTCAACGGTGACGTTTTGGAAGTTCGATGTGGTGAATCCGTAATTGTTCCAGGAGACATCGCTATCGGTCCCCGATGCAGCGGTTCGCGTTTCTGAAATGGTCGCCGATGATCGGACCGCTTGTCCCGAATTCTCGTGGTAAATGTAGCTGTTCTGTAGCTTCAGCGTACCGAGGGAGGAGTTTCGGATGCCGTATGAGTTGGTCGCCGTCGATCGACATCCGATCGTGCAGACCAAAACGCTGATCGGGGCGCGGCCCGCCTTGATATATAAAGCAGTGTGATCGGACGAGCTGACATCGGGATTGATCCAGATAGCGCAGTTTCGAAACTCAACAGATGCGGTCGTGTATGCATGACTGATCGATACGCAATAACGCTCATCGATACTCGCCGCTGCGCTATTGGGAACGCGGAAAAAGCAATCATCGAAAACGGCGTTCTTTGTCGTGGTCGTATCGGTGTTTTCATAGGTGAGGGCTTGCCCCTGCTCGCCACTCGTGCCGCCCGTCGTGGTGGTCGTGGTGTTTTCGACTTGCAAGCCTTGGAGCTCGATATCTTCAGAATCGACATAAATCGAAGCATCGGACGCGCTGCTCGAAGCGTAGGCTTTCGACGTGTCCCACCATCCTTGATGCTGATGGCCCGAGGCGACCTCGATGCGGATATTGCGCGTGCTGTCCGTTGTGAAGCTCGACAGATCGAGCTTCCCACTGAGGAGGTTTCCCCCTGAGTAACATTGCGCGATGGCTCGCTCGTCGTTGCTCACCAAGTCCCGCGCTTGGGCAGATGCCCAAGCGTTGAGAGTCGTATAGTCTCCAGTTCCATCAGGCTTGATGGTGTGCGTGACATCGGTCGGCAATCTATGCCTCAGTGATGGTCAATGAAGTGATTTCAAGATCCGCGCCATCGGGAACGCTGATGGAGAGACCGTTCCCAAAGTAGAGCATATCGCCAGCGGCGGGAGCGCCGGAACTCGCCTTGTGCAGCGTGAACCCCGTAACAGTCCAAGTGCCATTAGATCCGTTCGTGAGTGTCGCAGCCGGAGAGCCAGAAGTCACACTTGAACCGCTTGATGCAGAGCCAAAGGTCAGCGAGACGCCGCCCGCCGTGTATCCGGTTCCCGTAAGCTCGGTCCCGACCGCGCTTGAAGTTGTACCCGTCGAAGTCAGCGCGAGTTTTCGCGCCGATGGGCGGGTCGCGGTTCCGCTCGTCAAGAGCCAGTCGAGGACCAGATTCTTTGTGGTGTCCCCTTTGCCATCAGCCATTGTTTCTGTCTTTCTGTTTCTCTTTTTCTTCTTTGGTCACGATGCGGAATCGGAAGATCGCTTCTCCGAACCCGCCCGCGTCTTCGGCTTGCGAAGGCGCATCGCCATCGCTGATTGCGCGAGGTGAGATCAGAGCGCACCGAACCTCGAACTCTTTTCCGAGGTCGTGTGCGCCCTGAGTCACTGATCGCGTGGAATCGTTGTTAGGTTCACGATTCGCCGCCGTCATACGGTAAAGGTCGTTCTGACGGCGTTCTGCCATCTTCCGAAACCGACCGCTCGCTCGACGTGTACGCCGTAAGAATGCTCCAGATAGTCATGCTCGTAATCGGAGCCTTCCGCCTTCGCAGTGATCGCGGCCCCGTTGTTGACCTCTTGTCGGATCACCGAAGGCAAGCCAGAATCGGTGCGGAAAACGTACATCGATGCTCCGGTCAATCGCGGATTCCAGGCGAGCTGGAAACCCATCCCCTGAAGCGATGCAACGGTGTTTGTGGCTGCGGCTCCGCTTTCGACGATGATTTGATTTTCGAGCGCGGCGGTTGCCGACCCGAGCATACTCGGCGGAA